CCACAATAACTATGATTCTTTTTTAATTTTTTAACAATCCATTTATAAGACCAAGGTTGTAAACGTAGAGTAGTTCCTTGCCAATAATGAGTTTGATTAGGTAATAATTTAAATACATTCTTAACATTAACTTTCTTTTGTTCTTCAGGATTTAATAAACCTTTAAGCCACTCAACCATAATATGTTTAGCTTTGTTTCTTATCCTACTCATTTGTTTTGTATTCATTATTCTGTTTCCATCATAGGAGCATTAACAATAGGTTCTAATTCATCCTGTAATTTTTCAGATATTGTTTGAGAACCATTACTACTCATATTATAAAAAGTATATTTAACAGTTAGTTCATCTCCTCCTGCAATATCTTTTATAGTAACTAAATTATATTTAATATAATTATCAGTATGTAATTTTGTTTTAACACAATTAGGGTCATCTGAATGATTTACAAATCCACCTAAAGGTGTACGAATTAATTCATCCTTTATCTTAATATGAGATGTTCCAAGATTTGTACCCTGTTTTAAAAAAAATAAAGTAAACAAACCAAATCCCTGTATCTTACTCTTCTCAATTCTAAGTCCTTCAGGTAATGGTTTATACAGTTTTTCTTTTTCCATAAGTTTTTAATTCCTCTGAAAAGTTTGGAGTTATCTCTTCAACATTCGGTTGTCTATTTACTTCAGCTAAATAAACATATCTATTAGAATATTTAAATACTCTTAATCCTTTTCCATCATTAGCATCTTTATAACATTCCCATTTATGTGCACAAAACTGACAACCAATAGGTAAAGATTTATTTCCACCTTTAGTTTCAGATAATTGATAACACCTATCAGGTGGTGAATTTCTTTTTAATGTATCTTGTAAAGTTTTAATTAAAGTTGGAACATTAGGTTTAGCTAACTCATCAGGTTTATAGAAACAAACATCTCCAGTTGATTTATCCATAACCAAGAAGCCACCTTTGTTAGTGCCCATCCCTGCTTCATATCCTGATAGCTGGGCATGATAACCAAATGGGTCATCACCAACTAACTCACCTGTTTTAAATTTCTTAAAACTAAATGAGGAAGCTGACTTAACATCACATACTTCACCATCTACTGTCGCATCTATATGTCCTTTAATATTATCTATCTCTACTTTCTTTTGTTGGTCTCCTATTTTATGTCCAGTTAATTCTGCTAGATATAATAATAAATGTTCTAGTATATGTCCATATAAAAATTTAATATTTAAACTAGCATCATAATCTTTAGTTTTCTTTGGACTAAATCTATCATACCATAATTGTCTAGGTGGTTTACCTAGCACAGACATTCTTAACTTCCCATCTTTTTCTCTAATAGGATTGTTCCATGAATTAAAAGCTTCCTTAATATTACTAAGGAACTTATCCATGTTCTCTTCTGTTACGTTAGCAGGTTTACCATTTGATATTCCAGCTACTAATTTTTTAATATCAGTTGCTATTGTATCAATGCGTTTCTGCCCAGTTGTTTCCGATTTTATATTTTCCATCTAACGGACACCTTATTTTTAATTCCTTTCCTGCATCTATAATTGCCTGTACTCCAAGCTTTCCAAATTCTTCGGCTCGGCTTTCTTCCACTTCATATTGGAATTCATCATGTACATTTACAATTGGAAATGCTTTTATTTGATTCTTTATAACATAATCCTCTACCCTTGTCAACGCTTTCTTCATAACACACGCACCAGCACCCTGTAATAGCGTGTTTAACGCAGCGTGAGGGTGTCTTATGAGGATTTTTCTTTGGTCGAGACCTCTGAGCCATCTTTTTTTAGCCACTCCATCCACTCTTTCTCGTAGTCGTTTAAAACTTGGTGTAGCTCTAAGAAATTTTTCTTTAACTCTTTCTCCATCTCTTTCAGACCTTTTGATGATACTTCCGATTTTTTTTGAACCTGCTCCATAAATGAGTGCGTATATAAATGTCTTCGCCTCATCTCTTGACTCCAAGCCAGTCCTAATCTGATTTGTTGTGTGTATATCTCCATTAATGATTTCATTTGTGTATTCCTTATCGTTCATGTAGTGTGCTAACATCCTCAACTCAAGTCCTGAAGCATCAACACCTACTAATTTATAACCTTTGTTTGTAATCCATAACTCTCTGCATTCTTTTCCGTAGGGTGAATACACAGCAGGAACTTGTGCCATATTGGGCGACTGATGGCTCATCCTTCCAGTAATTGTACCATTGGTAATTACTTTGCCATGTACTCTCCCATCTTCTCTAGTAGCTTCAATCCAAGAACTGACTTGAGCAATTCTTTTCTGAAGAGTGAGAAATTTTTTTATTAATTCAGCTTCAGGAATATTTTTAATTTCTGATAAAACTTTTTCATCAACTATGATATGTCCTTTATCTGTTTTCTTTTTAGGTTTCCATCCTAACATAACTAATCGTTCAGCTATTTGTTGACGTGAACCTAAATTAAATTCTTTAAATTTTACTTTTGTAAATGGTACTCCCTTAACATAACCTCTTGTTTTATTATTAGACTTAGGAATAAATTCTGTTTCTATTTTTAATGGAGGAAAAGTTTTTCTTACTATTAATTGTAAGCTAGTCATATCCTCCTTGAACTTAGCTTGTAGCATATGTGCACCTACAACATCTATCATAAATCCTTTTTCATGTTGTCGTTGTATAATCTTGGCAACCTTATGCTCTAATTCAATTGACTCCCCAAAGTCTGTCATCTTTTTAGAAAGAAATTTATATAACTTCTCAGTTAAATCAACATCATTTCTACAATACTTTAACATCTCTTCACTAAAATAATCAAAGTTATCAAACTCCATTTTCTTTTTATAAAGTTTTTCACCCCAATTTTTTAATGAATGCCCACCCTCTAACATAGGGTTAAGTAATCTAGATAAAATTAATGTATCAGTTATCTTACAATTTTTAAATATGTTATAACCAAAAGCTTTATTTAAAACTGGTATATCAAATCCAATAATGTTATGTCCAATAACTTCTTTAGTTTGTTTTAAAAATTCTTCAAACCTGTGTATTCTATCTTCTTTAAATTGATAATAAGTATCCTTATGCTTACAAACAATACACCAAATTTTATCTGTAGTCATTGTTGTTTCAATATCAAATATTACTTTATCAAAAGTCATCTACCTTTACCTCAGATAATCTACCTGTATCCATATCATACCTTAAGTCACAACAAGGTCCAGTTAAACCAGCAAATCTGTTCTTTAATACTCTTACCCTTGTGGTACTACGGATTTCAGGGTCATCATTCTGTGCGTCTCTCTCAAGCCCTATAACCATGTCACTTAGCTGCCCTATAGAAGCCGAACCTCTTAGTTGAGACAGAGATGTAGCCGCACCCTCTTCATGTCCCTTACCATCAGGTCTCCTTAAATGTGAGACTACTATCATAGCTATACCTGTTTCTTGAACAAGAGTTCTAAGTCTAGTCATGATTTCATCTAATGCTCTACGTTCATCTCCATGACTTTGGTCTGATACTATAATACTAACGTGGTCTATAATAATATACTTACAGTCTAAACCTTTAGCTAAATATCTAACTCTAGAAATTATATTATCAATAGTGTTAGAACCAAAATGGTCAAACATAAATATTCTACCAGTACCTACAGTAGCATCAAAGTAAGTTTTTAATTCTTCTTTAGGAACATGAACATCAGGTAAATGTAATCTTTGATTAGCTTCGATACTCATGATACCTTTAGATGTTATAACAGGGGTCTCTTCTAACATTAACAAACCTATATTATCTTTAGTTTGTTTTATTAGATGATGAATTAATTCTCTCATCACTTGAGTCTTACCTAACCCACTACCTGAAGTGAACGTCACTAATTCAGATGGTCTTAATCCATAAGTAATTTTATTTAATCCTTCAAAAGGATATTGAACAAAGCTTTGTAATGTTGGTTTACTTATCTCATCAAACAAAACATTAGCATTTATAATTCCATCAGGAGCATAGACCTTTGCATTCCAAAATGCTTTTTGATAAAGCTGTAATTTATTTTTAGTTAAACAATCAGACGCATCTTTTAAATCATTAGGAAGATACATTATCTTACATTTTCCAGGGCTAAATAATTCAGCTACCTTTAATGCACCTTCACGACCATGCTCGTCATTGTCAAAATTAACTACAACATTTTCAAATTGTTCTAGCCATTCTAAACTTCCTTTAATATCTTTAACTGCAGAAGTTATACCATTCTTAATACTAACAACTGGTGTCTCATATCTATCAGTCTTAAACATTTGAAAAGCTGATAAACAATCTATCTCACCCTCAGTAATTATAACAAATTTATTTTTAGAGAATAAATGTTCTCCAAATAATCCTGAGTTTTTTGTATTACCTTGTATAGTAAATTCTTTTAGCTTGGTAAATCTTGTCTTGGTTGCAATCTTTGCACCTTGCTTATCATGATAAGGATAATAATGATTAGTTATATTACCCATACTATCCATCTTGACACTCACCCCATACTTTCTACAAGTAGGTTCAGTTAAGTTTCTATCTACAATTTCTGCAAAGTCAGAAGACTTTCCAAAATCTTTTACTTCGTATTCGTGTGTGCCATTACCATTTGTTTGTGTTGTTTCCATATCGTATTCCTTTATATATTGTTGACATGAAAAACAATAAGCAGAACCATCACCATTAAGAGAGACTGCATCAGTACTCTCACATAATGGACATGGTAAATGATATTTTATAAATCCTTGTTTCTTTGTTTCCATTGTCGCCCTCATAAATTATTTATCCCTAAAAAAAAGGAGAGCCAACCTGTTGCCAAGCTGACCCTCCTGTAGGAGTAGAAAATGAGTCATGCATTATGACTGTTAATGTTGTATCAAAAATCTTCTTTGATGTCAACACCATTAGAAGATTTTTTTTCTATATTAAAATCTTCATTGGGAGTAAATTCCACTAAATCCAGTACCTGTACAGCTTGTAAATCTAAACCTTTGCCCTTCTTACCTTTAAAATTCCAGTCATAAGATTTATACATTACTTTTACTTTACTGCCATTACCGACTATTTTATCAATAGGTTTCTTTTCAGCATCCACTAATTGTGGTTGTTGGTTCTTATCTCCATTTGCTTTAGAAACTTTTCTTTTAAATCTAAGTATATTACTTACTACTTTGTCATCAGATTTTGTTTCTCCGACTGCAAAGCCATTAGTTTTAAAAGTACTTGCAGTTGCATCATCAACTGCTAAATCAATTCTCCACATAGGTTCAAACTTTTCGTTTGGTCTTATCAGAGAAGCCCAGTATGCTGTGCCTTCAATTATTGCCATATGTTTTTTCCTTTTCTATTTATATTTTTATATCGCATACCATCTTGTATCAGTTCTAATCCTCATTGTCAACACTTAGCTCATCTTTTTTTTCTAATACCTCATCTATTTTCTCATTAATTATCCTCTTAAAAGTGGCTTTTTTACTAGCTTTTTCCTCTAGTGTATGAATTTTTTTACCCATAGAGTGTATATCATCATTAGCATTCTCTAACTGAATTAATAATTGTTTAATCTTACTATCTTTTTCAGATGCTAATTTAATTGCATCTTTTTTTTCTTCAGTTAAATCTGCAATCTGATTTTTTAATGCAGTAATTAATTCTTTATCACTCATATATTATTGACAACTCTCGCATTCATTATTACTATCTACAACTACATCTTTCTTGCACATACAAGCAGTACAAGGACATACTCCAAGCATATCTGAATGCTCTTGTAAAGAACAATGACACCTACAGTTACAATTTAAACATCTATTAATATCGCCCATGATAACTCCTACTAATTAATTTTTTCTTCTTTTCTTTTTTTTATTTTTTATTCTTTCTCTTGTAATTTTTCTTTTCTTTACTTCAATTGGTTTTTGTAGTATATATATAAATAAATATACCAAAACAAATACCAGTATAACCATAGATACTGCTAAGAAAAATGATAGATAACAAATCTGAAACACATCTGCTACTAACACAAGTCTTTCCTTTTTAGTACTGGCTAATATAATACTTACATCAGGTTCATATGTTGCCCATTGTTCTACTGAAGATATGGTCACAACTTCAGGCATTGGTTCATCAAAGTCATGTAGAATTTTATTAGTCACTAAAGATTTTAATTCTTTAGCTTTTACTAGATACTCATATGCATGAGTTTTAATATCTTTCTTTGTCGTTAATGTAGTTGTAAAGTCTATGCCACTATAAGCTTTAGCATAAGCATTATTACTTATTGCTAGACTTGAACCACTAGATAACAATGCAAACTCACTACATCCAGTTAATAATAATAAACCAACTATTAATCCTAAACATTTTTTAATCATAATAATCTATTCCTATGTAATTGACCCACCCATACGTGTTCTTGTTGTTTATCTTTATCTAATTTTTCAAAACAATCTTGACATATCTTACAATTTCTATCGTGAACATACCTTCGCATAGTACCACCATTTTCTTGTCTATCGCAGGTTCTACAAATATCTTTGAAGTTAGTTCCTCCATCCATCATACCCATAATTATATTCCAACAATTATAATATAAACTAACACACTAATTACTACGGAAACACTCGCCACTCCTGCACCTGTATATATTTTATTCATTGTCTCTCCTTTATAGTTCATAACACTTCTCTGTAAATAATTCTTTAATAGGTATGACTACACATTTAGATGCTCGGTAATCTCCTATCTGTTTTGTATGTGTCTTCTTGTATTTGTTTACAATTTTTTTTAATCTTGATACTCTAAAGACTAACATACAATGTTCTTTACCATTCAGTTCTAGTATTTGAAACCACCATTTAGCTTCTGTCTTCTCTATACCACTTGGCTTACCTCTAAATTCATACTCAACAGCAATATTCCCTGTCTTTCTCCACCAACTACGTTCTGTTTTAACTTCTACTTTACCGCCCTTAAATAAGTCGGCTACTCTCTTCTCTCTTATCTGACCATACTTTAAATCAATATCAAACTTTGCTGTTTTATTTAAGTCACCCATAAATTAATGAAAACTACACAGATAACTTGTGAGAAACTTATTTAAATTCTTATGTTCAAAAAGTTTTTTTGTATTAGCTTTTTTTAATTGATTAAAAGTTTTGACTATAAAGGATGGTTCAAAGTCAGAGTGGTCACAAACTTCGCAGAATTGCGTGTCGTTTGTATTAAACCAAGACTGTGCATCTTGGACTATCTTCGTTCTATGTTTACCCCATGCATGAATATCTATATCAAGGGCATCCATAATGGCTCGGACTATAACACTTCTCCAGATAAGTATATGAGGTGTTATGGTTCTGCCTTCACCTTTTCCTCCGAAGAGGGCTGGTGCATTTCTATTTTGTATCATACTTCATTTCGTTGTCCAAGTATTTAGCAATTAGTTTAGGTTTTTTATTCTTTACAATCCTTGAGTGAAACTCTCTTTGTCTCAGGATTCTCGCCATTGGATTTCTTGATTTTATTTTTGTATGTTTCTTCATCAATTTCCTCAACAGTATTTCTGTGAACCTTTACTTCTTTGCCAACGATATTAGAATAAGGACTCCAATTTAAATTTTCTCTAGCTTGGTGTAGTAATGTTCCTGAATTGTAATAGTCTTCGATACACATATCTACATTCACCCAAGATTTTTTCATAAAGAATTTATTCGCCATAGTCCTATCCAACAAAATGTTGTTTAATATAATTAGAAGTTGTACCCAATTTATTTTGGGCAGTACTTCCTATTATACCTATCAAATACTGGTATAGGTACACCTGCAATAAATAAAAATTCCTCAACAATATCAATAACTTAGACCTCCTTTCAACCATAAGTTGTGTTTAATTAATACAGTACTTTCCTTTGATAATAAAGGGCTTTGTTTTGTAGGTTCGGTCTATCTCAAGTACTCTTAAAGATAAATATTTCTTAAGTATCCTACATATTACTCCTGATTTTATATCAGGAAACTTATTTCTTAATGCTTTGATTAAGTTTTTCTTTTTGTAATTATCTTTTCCTATTAAATTAAATATCTCATCTTTAATTTGAGATTTAATTCCATTAACCTTTGCATTAGGAAAATGTTTTTGATAAAGATTATACAACCATTCAGAATTTGTATCTGAAAAATCTGTACAAGTCTTATTCAAATAACTAGGGCAAACATATGCTTGGACTTTTTCCAACCACACTTCACCTTCTTCATTTGTTTTCATTAAGCTACCTCCTTTATTATTTTAATGGCTCTATGACGTGAAGGATATTTTTTAATATATCCTTTCCATTCAATAGCACCTAACATATTATGCACACCACTCTTTGATTTGATATTCATATAACCTTTCATCTCTTCAAACGTGGGCATATACTCATGCTCTTTAAAATAATTCTTTAAATATTTATATAACTTTAATTGTTTTGGTGTTAACATATCTTTCTCCAACCATCTATAATTACTTCCCATTTTATTTAATTAGTGATAGTACAACAAACAAACAAATAAAAAATACTATATAAAATAATATTAATAATAATTTTTCTTTCATCTTACTTTATTATACAACCTCCCAATTTCCTCATCTTTTATTTTATTATCTTGTTCTAATTCCTTAATACGTCTTTGAGCTTTTTCATTATCAGCATAGAGTTGTGTCTTCAAAGCTTCAACTTCTTTCTGCATCAGTTTCATTTCAGGAGAATTATTACCTATCCCTTTTATAATTGTATTCTCTCCTTCAACTTCTTGACGTTTCTTTTTTTCTTCTCTCCACATCCAATAATATTTATCACTCACGTACTAATCTCCTTTGTGCTTCATCCACTATGTCATGGATGTCAGTTAAATCAGTTCCCTTTTTAACTATCTCAATCATAGCTTTTAATCTAGCATGATAGTCTTTAGGTTTATGATAGTCAGCACCATGTATTCTTAACTCTCTCTCATACTTAACCTCTGCTTGTAAGTTCTTTACCTCTGCTCTTAAAGCAATAATTTCTTGAGAAAGTTTTTTCTCTTTTTCTATCTGTGCTAAATAAGGGTCACTCATTTTTTATCTTTACCATTCTCATACACTTTGCTTTGTTCAAACAAGCACCAAACATAATCAGGTTCTTGCTTTCTTAATAGTGTAGCATAACTATCCGCATCTGTTATACTATCAAATCCTCGTTCCGTATAAAAATGTGTATTACCTTTATACCTTTTCATTATTATATATCTTTTAACTTCTTCTGTTTTAACTTTTATTCCAAACATATTTATTCCTCCTTATTATATTCTTATATCATATTAAAAGTTAATGCACAACACCTCGTTTGCATAAACCTTCATCAATTAAAAAGGTAGCTCGTCTTCCGAACCAACCTTGTAGTGTCCAAACATACCCTGTATCTATCAGGTGTTGCCATGCGTCTATCTCTTCTGCCAAGTTGTCGCACATTATAAACCCTTCGGCTCTCCCTATTGCTTGGTGTATTTGTTCTACTTCGCGTTTATGTACTTTCATTTTTTCATACTTTCTGTAATATGCTAACTCTACCCTAGAGTTGAACACATTCTTGCCATAAATGGATTTCTTTATTTTAATTTTCTTACTCATCTTATCTCTTTAACAATCTAAAATGACCTTGTTTTCTTTCACAATTACTTTTAACATTATCAATATGCCATTGTGTATAGTCTTCTATTCTTTTTTTAGACCATTTTTTATTCACCCATATTTTTCTGTACCTTGCATCCTTATCATGTCCTAAATTGTATTTAGGTTTTAATTTTTTAATAAGTATTTTTTCCCATCTCTTTGTTCTTTGTTCACATGGACTAGAGATAGCATAGTACCTATCAAATTTCTTTTGTACTGTACCTGAATAGCTATCTTCTTTTCTTCTGTGGGCTACCATTCTATTACTTAAATTTCTAGTTTGTCCCACATAAACTAATTTTTTTCTATTAAATAAAAAATATAAATAATAATTTATATTACTTATCTCTTTTAATTCGTGCTTACTTATGTTCATTGTCTATCCTCTCTATATTTTTTTTATTAATATCAAAACAAGTATTCATTCCATCATTACCTATCTGCCAGTCTTCTCTATCAATATCCATAGCTTTATCATGGGCATCCTGT